GTGGCGAAAACAGACTTAAAACAAAAAGCAAAAGACCTTTATGACAAGGGTGTTTCTTTAGCTGACATAGCTAATCAGCTAAATATATCTGCCAGTACAGTACGCAGTTGGAAGAGCCGATACAAGTGGGATAGCGTTGCAACAGAACGCAGCGTTGCAGAAAAGCGTTGCAACACAACAGAACCGCCTAAACCGCAACAGCCTCCAGCCGAATTAACAGAGCCTCTAACAGAGAATGAACGCTTGTTTTGTGAAGTATATATGCGAAACAAGAATGCTACTCAAGCTTATTTGAAAGTTTACGGTTGTTCCTATAATTCAGCCATGACAACATCTTGCAACATGCTAAGAAAACCGAAGATTAAAGCCTATCTTAATTATCTCAGAGAGTGTCAAAGGGAGGCTATTAACTTGCAGCCAATTGATATTGTAGAGCGATATATGCATATTGCTTTTTCGGACATTACTGATTTCGTTGATTTTGGGTCTACCGCCTCCCCTGTCTACGATGAAAAAGGTAATATCACTGGATCAAGAGAGAATGAATTTTTCCGACTTTATGATGCTCAAATGGTAAACGGCGGTGTAATCAAAGAGATTAAACAAACACAGAACGGCATTGCGATTAAGCTCGAAGATAGAACCGCTGCTTTATCTTGGTTATCGGACTATTTTGAGATGAATCCGTCCGACCGACACCGCCGTGAATATGACAAGCGCAAACTGGAAATGGAGTTGCTAAGAATGCAATCTGACGTCAAAGAATTGGCAGAAGAAGAAACACTGGATGATGGCTTCACGGCCGCACTTGGAGTAAAAGCAGCAGAAGTATGGAAAAAAGGCGATGACAATGTGGGATAAGATAGATTTCCAAATACAAAAGTTCCGTGAAAATATCTCCAATAATGCTGTGAAACTTCGCAAACAAGTTCGAGAAGGTTTTTTTAAATTCCAACCTTTTTCAAAACGACAAATACAAGTTTTCTCTTGGTGGTTGCCAAGCAGTGGTGTAAGCAGCGCAGAAGGCATTATAGCTGATGGGGCTATTCGTTCAGGGAAAACCCTGTGTATGTCGCTATCGTTTGTTGTGTGGGCAATGGATAGTTTTGACGGTAACAACTTTGCTGTATGTGGCAAAACAATAGGCTCCCTACGAAGAAATGTAATGTTTTGGCTACGACTTATGCTTCGCTCTAGGGGCTACACCGTACAAGACAAACGTTCAGATAATTTGATGGTAGTTCGCCGAAACGGTAAAATTAACTATTTTTATTTGTTCGGTGGCAAAGACGAACGCTCCCAAGACTTAATCCAAGGTATCACCCTAGCGGGCGCTTTTTTCGATGAAGTTGCCCTTATGCCAGAATCGTTCGTAAACCAAGCGACAGCCCGTTGCTCTGTGACTGGTTCAAAGTTCTGGTTTAACTGCAATCCCGAAGGCCCTCAACACTGGTTTTACACTGGATGGATACTTAAGCGCAAGGAACGCCGTATTTTATATCTGCATTTTACAATGGAAGACAATCTTTCGTTATCAGAACAGATAAAAGAACGCTATCGTAATCAATACACTGGTGTTTTCTACGACCGCTATATTCGGGGACTGTGGGTAGTAGCCGAAGGCAGAGTATACCCGATGTTCACAGACAATTCCGACCGTTATATTTTGCGTGGCACTACGCAGGGTATGGACGGTCAATTTTATGTATCTATTGACTACGGCACGGTTAACCCGACTGCTATGCAGCTGTGGCTTGTAAGAGGCAAGGAAGCCATAATGCTGAAAGAGTATTACTTTAACAGCCGTAAAGAGGGACATCAGAAGACTGATGAAGAATATTACAGTGACTTAGAAGAATTTACAGCCGGTTATTATATCCGAAAAATTATTGTTGACCCATCTGCGGCATCGTTCATTGAAACAATCCGCAGACACCGCAAATATAGCGTATGGGAAGCAGAGAACAGCGTTTTAGACGGTATCAGGGTGACAGCCTCACTGCTGACAGGTGGGGTAATTAAAATCCATGAATCCTGCAAAGATACGATTCGTGAATTTGGGCTGTATCGGTGGGACGAAAAGAAAAAGAGCGACACTGTACTGAAAGAGAATGACCACGCTATGGATGCTATGCGTTATTTCTGCTATACAGTTTTAGCCCGAGAATTCAGATGGGCAGAATGGAGGCGATAAATTGTTTGAAAAGATGTTAAAATGGCTCAAGAACTTACTTGACCGAATGTTTGATGAATCCGGCACTTCTGATATTGCTTTATCTGACAGAATGTCCACTGCTATTAATCTTTGGGCGAGTATGTACGAAACTGGTGGACCTTGGGTATCAGAATGCTTACATAGTATGCAGCTGCCGGGTGTGATTGCAGAAGAATTCGCCCGGTTGGTGACAATCGAAAGTGAGATTGATATATCGGGTTCACCGAGAGCCGATTTCATCAATCTGACATTGGAGCCTTTTTTTGATAAGCTTAGAAATTATGTTGAGTTAGGTTGTGCTTTGGGCGGAATTGTATTTAAACCCTATGTGTCCGACGATAAAATCATTATTGATACTGTTCAGGGCGATTGCTTCTACCCTACTCAATTTGATTCCTCCAACCGCATGACAGGGGCTATTTTCATTGAGCAAATACACCGCAAAGGTTTTATCTACACGAGAACAGAATATCACAACTATCAAAACGGCACACACCAAATTAAAAATAGAGCATTCAAAAGTAAATCATCTTTTTCTTTGGGCGAAGAAATTGCACTTACTGATGTGCCTGAATGGGAACAGATTGCTCCTGAACTGACTATTAATTATTGCGATAGACCTTTGTTTGGGTATTTTAAAATACCTTCTGCCAATAAAACAGACCGTCATTCACCTTTGGGCGTGTCAGTCTATTCCAAATCTATCAACACAATTAAAAACGCCGATGAACAGTATGGCCGTTTTCTTTGGGAATTTGAGGGTGGCGAATTGGCGGTTGATGTCGCAGAGGATTTATTGGAACATCAGCCCGACGGCTCTGTCAAAGTGCCAAAAGCGCAAGAACGACTGTATCGAAAAAGGACTGTGCCAACAAAAGACCAGAACTTTTATGAAGTCTTTTCTCCAACTTTGCGTGATGAATCTTTATCCAGAGGGCTTGACCGAATATTAAAGCTGATTGAGTTTCAATGCGGGCTTGCTTATGGTACGATTTCAGACCCACAGACGGTTGATAAAACAGCGACGGAGGTTATTTCTTCCAAGCAACGCAGTTACGTTACAGTAAAAGACATCCAAAAAGCTTTGGAGACGGCCATTGACGATTTAGCTTATGCGGTTGATAAACTGGCCGAAATCTATCAATTAGCCCCGGCGGGTAACTATAAAATCGCCTATGATTGGGATGATAGCATCGTAAATGACCCGGCACTGCGAAAGCAAATGTTTTGGCAATATGTGACGGCTGGCAAGTTCCCATTTTGGAAATACCTTGTAGAATTTGAGGGGTACAGTGAAAAGGATGCCAAAGCGATTGCTGCAGAACAGCAAAGCAGTTTAAAAATGTTCCCCGAGGAGGAATAGCCTATGCTCCCTCCTAATTTCATCGACTATGCCGCCTCTGATGTTTTCGAGCTTTACAATCAACTGGACGAAGCGATTATCAATGACATTGTTCGGCGAATTATCAAGACAGGGAATGTATCGGCAACGGCTGACTGGCAGATTCAAATGTTGCAGCAAGCAGGGCTTTTGCATGAAGATATCATTCGGCTGGTTGCTGAAAAGACGAATGCCAGTATCCCCCATATTCGGTATTTGTTCGAAGACGCCGCCGTTGAATCCATCTCTTGGGACAACGAGATTTATGAGGCGGCTGGCTTATCTCCTCCTGCTTTGCGGCAATCTCCCTCTGCGGTTCGCATACTTAATGCAGAACTGCAAAAGACATATGGGCATCTGCAAAATCTCACGATGACCACAGCCACAACATCGCAAACAGCTTTTATTAATGCTATGACAATGGCAGAGATGCAGGTAAGCAGCGGCGCATTTGATTACATATCAGTGTTGCGAAATACTGTGAGAATCTTAGCACAAACAGGCTCAACGGTGTTATACCCGTCAGGACATATCGATAAGATTGATGTCGCTGCACGCCGAGCAATGCTTACAGGTGTCGGGCAGACAGTCGGGAAAATATCTGAACAGTATGCCGAAGATTTAGGCTGTGACCTCATGGAGATAACAGCTCACGCTGGAGCAAGACCTGATCATGCAGTTTGGCAGGGTAAGATTGTCAGCCGTTCAGGTAGGCGAGGATATTTATCGCTATCTGATATCGGCTATGGCACTGGGGCAGGATTCAAAGGCTGGAACTGCCGGCATGACTGGTTTCCGTTTTTTGAGGGACTTTCTTCCTCTGTTTATCCCCGTGAGAAACTAGAAGAATACGAGAACAGAAAAGTTTCTTTTGACGGTGAGGAAGTCCCTTATTATGAAGCCACGCAAATGCAGCGTAAAATTGAGCGTGAAATCAGGCAGACAAAAAGGGAACTATCCGCATATGATACCGGTATAAAAGAATCTGTTGACGAAAAGATGAAGAACGCTTTCCAAGAGGATTTCAACGCTGCTTCAGTTTCACAGAAGCAGCAAGAATCGGAATTAAAAGATTTTAACGGGCAGACAGGAATTGACAGGCAGCGCAATAGAGAGCAGGCTCTAGGGTTTGACAGGTCTGTTTCTTCAAAAGCTGTTCAAGCTAATAAAAGGGTTGAATCTGCTGCCAACAAGCTGTATAATTTAGGAAGTAGCAAAGCGAATGTTTCAGAGTATTTAAAAGATAAACCGATTCGGGATAAAATTGCATCCAATGAGTACCCTAAAATATTGGATATTGGCAAACAAGGCAAACATATTTTGGGGCATAACAACTATAAAGATGGTCGAAGCTATTTGACGATTTCAGAGGATGAAGCGCAAAAACTTATGACCGAGTTTTCAACTAAAGGTCTGCTTAAAAAAGACAACAAAGGCAAATGGACCCATAAAGAATTTGTTACCTTAGATAAACAAATTGGTTTTGTAGTAGACCTTGAAACAGGTACTAAAACTCCAACGAAACGCTTTTCCATTCACTATAGTAAAAAAGGTTGGCATATGGTGCCGGCAAAGGAGGTTGATTAGATTGACATTAAAAGAAGCGCACGGAAAACAAGTGAAAATTATTTTGAAAGATGGGCAGATATACAGTGGCTTGGCATATGACTATACCTCAGCCTTAGATAATGAGCCTGAACCTGAAAGTATTACCGTTGGGCAAACTGAATTATATGCACCCGAAATCAAATCAATCGAATTAATTTAAACCACCTACTGAAAAGTATGGTGGTTTTCTTGTGCTCATTTTTAGAAAAGGAGTGAGATTTATGAAAGAAAAAATCAAAATTATAAGTGATGGTGCTTACACGAAGGTATTCGTTAACGGTGAATCTGTAGACAATATTGAAAGCATAGTTTTCAAACACAATAGCGAAGAAATTGGTGCCAAACTATCGTTGAAAACTTATCAAAATGGACTTGGCATTAAAACAGAAATATCAGGATTTACACAGGAATAATAAAACTATATCTTAATAATCCTAGTGCCTATGAATTTTCATCGGTGCTATTTTTATACCCAAATTGGCTGACCATGCAAGCCTAATCTGTATGGCATCGGGTGCAAGCAACCACCTAAAACGCTTAGATGACGGAGGTATTATGAAAACAGAGGAATTAACCGCATTAGGACTTACCGAAGAACAAGCCACCCAAGTTTTTGCTATGCATGGTAAGGAACTCACCAAACTGCAAAACAATGTTACCACTCTCACGACAGAGCGTGACGGATATAAAACCCAGCTGGACACTGCAAACACAAAGCTAACGGGGTATGATCCCGAGTGGAAAACCAAAGCTGACACAGCACAGCAAGATGCCCAAAAACAGCTTGAAGCCCTCAAATTCGATTACGCTTTGAACGATGCTCTGAAAGCTGCTAAAGTGCGTGACACCGTATCGGTTAAAGCACATTTGAAAAAGGATGCTTTAAAGCTAGACGGTGACAGCGTTTTAGGCTTAAAAGAACAGCTTGAGACACTGAAAACCGAGAAAGACTTTCTTTTTGAAACCGAGGAAAAACCGCCGAAATTTTCTACAGGTACTCCCGGTGTTCAAACAGATACAGAAAAAGGCAAGGAGGCTGCCAACAACGCCCTCCGACAATTATTCGGAAGAAATGGAGATTAAACTATGAGTATTATTAGCAGAGATAAAGCGGAGGCTCTTATCAGAGAGCAGCTTGTCAACACAATTTTTCAGGACGTACCGAAGCAATCCTCTGTGCTGTCAATGATGAGGAAACTTCCCAATATGACCAGCAAGCAAACCAAAATTCCCGTCTTGGATATGCTGCCTATGGCATACTGGGTAAACGGTGATACAGGCATGAAACAGACCTCTCAGCAAGCTTGGGATAATGTCTATTTGACAGCCGCTGAACTAGCCGTCATCGTGCCTATTCCCGAAGCTGTACTGGATGATTCATCATTTGATATCATCGGTGAAACCACTCCTCGAATCAATGAGGCTATGGGACTAAGGGTTGATCAGGCAATTGCATTTGGCATTAACCGTCCGAACGAATGGCAGTCTGACATTATTACACTGGCCAGACAAGCAGGTAACAACGTTTCAGGCGGCATTACCTATGACAGCATTATGGGAACTGACGGCTTGATTGCCAAAGTTGAAGAATCCGGTTACATGGTAAACGGCATTTTGGCTTCTATGCGTTCTCGTGCTGCTCTGAGAGGAATTAAAGATACTGCCGGACATCCCTTGTTCGTATCAGATATGAAAGGCTCTACCCCCTACGCATTGGACGGCTCTCCCCTTACTTTCCCACAGAACGGAAGCTTTGACCAGTCTACTGCACAGATGATTGCAGGTGCTTGGAATCAGGCTGTCTATTCTATCCGTCAGGATATCACAGTCAAGATTCTTGATCAGGGTGTTATTCAGGACCCCACAACCAAGGAAATTGTCTATAACCTTGCGCAGCAGGATATGATTGCGATTCGTGTCGTCATGCGTTTGGGTTGGGCTTTGCCAAATCCTGCAAGCAGAATTAACGGCGACCGCACCAATATTCCGTTTGCTTACATTGAAGCCGGTACACCTGTAACGGATTATACTGTAACTTTCACAGTGGAAGACAACGCAGCAGAACCGGAAGCAATCGCAGGTGCTAGAATCGACGTTAACGGCGCACGCAAAACCACAAAGGCAGACGGCACAGCAGTATTTAACTTGCGCCCGGGTACCTATCCTGCAACAATCAAAAAGTCTGGGCATGTAACGCAGAGTGTCACGGTAACAGTTGCAAGTGCTGCTGTATCGCAGGACATCACTTTGCCGATTGTTCAATAAGAGGTGCTAAATGTATGCAGATTTTGAATTCTATCAGAGCTCCTACGGGAGCTCTTTGATTTCACAGGAAGAGTTTATGGCATTGGAGCGGCAAGCTTCGCTTCATGTCGATTTACTCACTTTTAACCGATTAAAAAACGGTTGGAACGTGACAGATGATGTAAAAACCGCTGTTTGCGCTGTGGCTGAGGTTGTAAAGAAATATGAGGCTGTACATGCACAGGCAATCACCGCTGTGGGAATCAAAAGCGAGAATAACGATGGCTACAGCGTTTCTTATCAAGATAGTGCTGATATCAAATCAGCTATGCAATCGGCTATGACCGATGCTGCTTATCCGTATCTGATTTACACCGGATTAATGGACAGAGGAATTGGTAGGTGCTGCCGATGATTACCAACGCAGACATTACGATTTACAACAAATATTATGACCGCACCACAAGAAAAGATATTTGGCTGAAAACGCATATTCATGGCGTGAGCTGGTACGGCGGTCAGAAAGTCACTGTCGCAGACAAAGGGCTTTTATCCGCTGACAGCTATACGGTGCGCATACCCCTTGAATCTGCCCCACAGGGCAAGTCTTTTGTGTTATCCGATGAATTTGCCAAGCTTGATGAAACAGGCTTAAACAGCCATTGGACGCTCCAAAATGGAGATGTTATCTGTCAAGGAGAACGAACAGAAGACATTCCTCTCACAAAGGAAGCTTTATCCTGTGGGCGATTTGTTGTGACTGGCTGGAGCGATAACAGGCGTGGCGGTTTACAGCACTGGAAAGTGGAGGGAGGTAAATGATATGGCGATTAAATCAATCATAATCAAGACCCCTAGAGGACAGATAGTAAACGTCACTGGCAAAGGCGGTTCTGTTAAGGCTAAATTCGAGTGGAACAAAGAATTCGGCGCACAGAAAACAGAGTTGTTTTCTAAAGCACAAAAATTCCTCGATTCGGAGGTTTTACGGACTACATCGCCGTATGTGCCACTTGACACCAGCATGTTATCAAAATCAGGACAACTAGGCACGACAATCGGCAGTGGCGAAGTCAATTATATTGCTCCTTATGCAGCACAACAGTATTATGGCACGGCGCAAACTAGGGCTTATGGCTCACAGCGTGGTGGCAAATGGTTTGAACGCTCTAAAATCGACAACAAGGAACAGTGGATTGCAGGAGTAAAAAAGATTGGCGGTGGAAAATGACAATCATTCAAGGATTGCAGGAGTTCTTTCTCTCCTGTCCCCTCATGGGGGATAACAAAATCAATGTAGATTATTTACCAGAGGACGGCATTCAGTATTCTATCAATACTAGTCCGGCAACAGCGATTATTAAGACATACACAGACGGCAGCACGATGAGACAATATGAATTCGATATATCTTCTGTGAATCCGTACAGCTCCAACGAATTACAGAGCATTGCAAACAGCGGATTTTATGAGGAACTATCAGACTGGCTTGAACAACAGAACCGCATTCAGAATTTCCCTATATTGCCCAGTGAAAAAACGCCGATTAAAATCGAAACGCTTTCTACTGGATACTTATTCACAACGACACCTAAATCTGGAAGGTACCAGATTCAGTGCAGACTAATTTATTTACAGGAGGCTTAACATGGCTAACGAAAAAGGTACACCTATTTTTAGAAATCTCATCGCTGATTATTTGGATATTGGCACGGAAACGACACCTGACATTCACGTCATGAGCGTGTTTGAAACAATTGACGAATCTCCACAAGCTCAGACGGTGGAGAAACATTATACATCTGACAAGTCTGCTACTACCATCACCACTGGCTATCAATCGCAGTTCCCTATCACAGGTGACAGATATAAGGATAATAAAGTAACAGATTTCATTGCAAAAATCGGTGAGGAACAAAGACTCGGCGTGCAATGCGATTATTTCCGTGTCAATCTGTTCCAACCGATTGCTGCTAAAGCAGATACCTACTATGCAAGAAAATTTGTTGTAGGTTTCGCTATCGACACACTAGGCGGAGCGGGCGGTGAAATTGCCACGGTTGAGGGCAACATGAATGCTATCGGTGACGTTGTGATTGGCGAGTTTAACATCAAAACCAAAACGTTTACAGCGGCAAGCGAAGAGGGGACTGAATAATTATGGCTATTATTAAAATCAATGAGGTTGAGTTTGAATATAATGCTTTGGATGCAGCAGCAGTGGAGAAAACGGAAACCGCTATGGATAAGGTTATAGCAGAGGCATCGGAAATTAAAGCCGATAAATCTTTGAAATTATCGCAAGCTATTCGAGCGATATGTGGAACTGTTTTTGAATGTTTCAATGCCTTATTTGGTGAGGGAACAGATAAAAAAGTTTTCGGCGAATCCTGCGATATGGGCAAGGCGCTTGACGCTTTTGGACAGCTGACAAACCAAATTAAAACTGCAAATGCTGGTATTGAGGTAGAATCAATCGTACAAAAATATATGCCGAATCGTCAGCAACGCAGAGCTGGCAAAAAATGAATCTATTAACAGAAATTGCCCCCCAGTCGGTAAGGATTGAGGGGCAAGACTATTTTTTTGATGCAGACTTTCGGAACGTTATCAAGTTTGAAATGCTGATGGAAGATTCTACTATCGATGAACAGACAAAAGGCTTTCTTGCTCTGAATCTATTCTTTGAAGATATTCCGACTGATATTGCCAGTGCCTTCGACTGCATTTTGAGTTTGTATTCCCCCGAAGCCGAAACAGACAATAAAAAGACAGGTACAGGCAAGCAAAAAAGAATCTATTCTTTTGAGCATGATTCTGATTATATCTATGCTGCGTTTTTAGCTGATTATGGTATCGATTTGCAAGAAACAGAATACCTGCACTGGTGGAAATTTCGCGCGTTATTCAAAGGTTTGAAGCCTGACAACATGATATGCAAAATCATGGAATACCGGGCGGCGGATTTATCCAAACTGAAAGGCGAAGAAAAGAAATTCTACCAACGTATGCAACGACAGTTTGCTTTGCCTATATCGAAATCAGAACAAGAGAAACTTGATGTTGTGGCTGATTTTTTGATGGGTGGGAAAGAGTGATTTATCTTGACGAAAAATTACTACAAATGTATAATTATGGTAATTTGTAAATTATTGGAGGGTTTTTCAATGGTATGTCCCAAGTGTGGTAGCCAAAATGTTAACATTCAAGTGGTATCATCTGTACACTTAGTCGACAAACACAAAGGGTGTCTGTGGTGGTGCATAGTCGGCTGGTGGTGGGTGCCTATCAAATGGCTAGTGTTTACTGTCCCGGCATTATTCGCTAAGATTTTTATCCCCAAAAAGCAGAGAACTAAAAACAAGGAAAGAAAAGTATGCGTTTGTCAGCAATGCGGTAAGCAATGGAATCTATAAATTTTATCACACTTCTTTTTAGAGGTGTGATTTTTCTTTTAGGAGTGATTATACATTGAAAAAATAAAAATCGAATGCCCTTATTGCGGATATAAAATGCCGGAGCAATACAGCCAAAGTGCTGACTGCTTCGGTGTTTTTATACGCTGCAAAGGGAAAAATTGCAAACAAGAATTTGAAGTGATTATAAAAAAAGGAAATCAAGTCAAGTAGTGCCATTATGAGCCGATGACTTCCCAAGGAGGTGGGTTTATTGGCTGCTGATGGCTCAATTAAAATTGATAGTGCTATAGACGGCAAAGGTTTTTCGGCTGGGCTGGACAAACTGGGCGGTTTGGCGAAAGGCGCAATTGGCGGCATCACAAAAGTAGTCGGCGCAGGCATTGCAGCCGCTGGTGCTGGTGCAATCGCTATTGCATCACAAGCTGTAACAGCCTATGCCGACTATGAACAGCTTGTAGGTGGTATAGAAACCCTATTTGGTACTGGTGGAAAATCGCTAGAAGAATACGCCAACTCTGTCGGAAAAACTGTTGATGAAGCACGTGGTGAATACGATAAACTAATTAAAGGCCAGACCGCTGTACTTGATAATGCAGATAATGCTTACAAGACAGCAGGTTTATCGGCAAACGAGTACATGGAAACCGCCACGTCTTTTTCTGCAAGTTTGCTCCAAAGCTTAGGGGGCGATACTGAAAAAGTAGCAAAAACTACTGATATGGCGATTACCGACATGGCAGATAATGCTAACAAAATGGGCAGTAGTATGGGGTCTATCCAAGATGCCTATAAAGGATTCGCCAAACAAAACTATACTATGCTTGATAACCTAAAGCTTGGTTATGGCGGCACAAAAGGCGAAATGGAGCGCTTACTTGCTGATGCACAGAAGTTTTCCGGGGTAAAATATGATATTAATAACTTGAATGATGTCTATCAAGCTATCCATGTCATTCAGGGAAAACTTGACATTACCGGTACTACTGCAAAAGAGGCCAGTACTACAATTCAAGGCAGCGCTGCCAGCATGAAAGCCTCATGGGCAAATCTGCTTGTCGGCATGGCAGATGATACACAGGATTTTGATTTATTACTTACCAACCTGATTGACAGTGTCGGAACATTTGCTGAAAATCTTATCCCTAGAATTGAGATTGCTTTAGGCGGTATTGTAAAGTTAGTCGGCGGATTAGCTCCTAAAATTGCTGAGATTATTCCACAACTAGCATCTGAATTACTCCCTAAAATTGTTACGATTGGTGTAGATATTATTCAAAGCCTTGTAACAGGCATTCAGCAAAATTCGTCTACGCTTGCCAGTTCAGCAGTTGATATTGTGACTACTCTTTTAAACGGTATCATCTCTATTGTGCCACAAATTTTAGCGGTGGGCGGAACACTAATTTTAGAGTTTGCACAAGGCATCGCAGGGCAACTCCCTGAAATGTCTGCCCAAGCTTTAAACATAATCACCACACTGATAAATGGGTTATCCTCTAATATGCCTACCATTATGAACACGGCAGTTGATATCATCATGGGGCTGGTGCAAGGTATTTCATCTGCCTTACCGGCATTAATTCCTGCAGCAATCCAAGCCATTATGACTTTTGTCACAGGATTGTATTCTAACTATGGTACCTTAATACAAGGAGCCTTACAACTCGTTATGGCTTTGGTACAGGGTATCATCAACGGTTTGCCTTTGCTGTTGCAAGGAGCCGTTCAAGCAGTACAAGCCTTACTTACCGGTATCGTACAGAATTTGCCTGCCATTGTTTCAATGGGTATTCAATTGATTTTTCAACTAGTAGGTGGTCTGCTCTCTGCGCTACCACAAATACTATCTTCCGGTTGGGAGATTATCAAAGCCTTAGCACAAGGTATTTTACAAGCTATTCCAAATATTTTATTTGGCATTATCGACGGCATTAAAAACCTATTCAGTAATTTGTGGGGTTGGCTTACTGGCAGTGCTGGTGATACAAGTAATGATGTAACCAGCAAATTAGAAACTATGTCAAACAACGTTTCGACTAGCACCAATACAATGAGCAGTAACGTCACTTCTAATTTTGGTGCTATGAGCAGCAATGTACAATCAACAAGTACGACAATGAGTGATAATGTCACTCATACGCTAGGAGATATGTCAACTCACGGAATTTGTGCCGCCGGAGATATGTCAAGCGGCGTGGTTAATGCTACACAAAGCATGGCAAATGTTAGTACAAAAAATATTGATACATATGCCGCTCACGGTGCAGACGCACTGAACAATTTGGCATATGCTGGACAGACTTCTTCTGATAAACTTACCTCCTCGGTAACTTCATCAAGCAATAAAGTGGCTAATCTAAGTGTATCTGATTATCAGAAAATGAGTAGTGACGTATCTCGCGCCATGGAAAGTTTACAGCAGTCGGTAAATACATCATTTGGAAAAGTTGAGCGACAACTTAACCAAACACTTACTGCAGTAAAAGATTTTGGAAGTCGTTTTAAATCTGTATTAACCGGTTCTTTTAATGATGCTGTATCTGCGGCTTCCAATGCTGCACAAAATATGGCAAGTGGTATTGTTAGAGGATTACAATCGGCAACCGGGCAAATGTCCAACATCGGCTATAACATGATGTACGGTGTAAACGATGCCATGTGGGATATGTCCGGCACACTTTACAGCACCGCAAGAACAATTGCCAATAACGTGGCCGCCACCATGCGCAGTGCTTTAAAAATTCACTCTCCCTCTCGTGTTATGCAAGAAATATTCCGTTTCTTTATGGCTGGTGGCGAGGTCGGAATGCATGACAAAGAAAAAGATTTGTACAGTGCGGTTGATAATATCGCTGACAATGTATCCAACCGTATGATTCCTGAGTTTAATGTATCTGAATTGATGGCGAAAGCACGAGCAGCGGTAGAAGCAGAACAAAGCCTAACCAATGCGAATTTTGCAGCTAGAGCATATTATGCCACAGTTATGGCTGGAAAACAGCAAGAAACGCAGGAAAGCGCACCGACAGTGGAAACACATATCAATATAGACAGCAGAGAATTTGCAGTGGTAACAACGCCAGCAATTAAAAAGCAAATGGGGTGGGCATGATGAGAGAAGTTATGTATATAGACGGAAAACCTTTGCACGAGTTCAGAGCAAAACTGCTGGACTGGGAGGTGGCCCCCGACCTGGCAAACGTCATATCGAGTGGGAAGAACCTCTTCCCAGCTCTACTAAAATCTGAAGCTGGGCAGAAAAAACTATCTGTTACGCTCAATTATCAGACAGCAGATAGAAAGTGGTTTCCCTCCCCCACTAAGCTAATCGGACAGCTGAATAAAACAGTGAATTTGCAGATGCCGGACGGGTTCATTTACCGTTCGGCATTATCTTCTGTTTCATCTGTAAAATATCCTGCTAAGTGGATTACTGAATTCACGCTTGAATTTAAATGTGTACAGTGTGGGCAATATCAAGAAATCGATATCAAGCAGAATGAACAGCCTATTTATTATGACGGTACTGCTCCTGCACCCTACAAGATTGAATTTACTGCCCCAACCGCCCTGCAGAGTGTTACTGTTCAGGGAATCCAACTCACATCCATTCCGGCGGGGGCGAAAATTGTACTTGACGGGATTGAAAAGAAAATCACCCAAAACGGCGAAAACAAGTTTTTAGAATCCAATCTAATTGATTTCCCTGTTTTTGAATCGTCCGAAGACTCTATCCCAATAACAGTTAGTCCATTCGTGCCGTTAAAAATTAGTTACTACCCTATCTATATATGAGGTGAAATATGTTATCTGTTTTTGATTCCGGTCAGAAATATCCGATTGTCGGGTACTCTGACTTTTTTATTACCCACCTTGACGGCGGCGAAGATACTTTAAGTTTTACCGCCCCCGTTGACGGTGAAATTTACGCACACTTATCCGAAGAAAACATCGTGGAATATGGCGACAATCAATACCGCATTAAGTCCATTGATGCACCAAGTAGTTATGCAAATATAGAATGTTTAATTGATCTTGATTTTCTGAAATCTACTCTCCATAAAGCCTATGATTCAGGCAGCCTTACCATAGTAGAGCTGCTTACTTCGCTGCTCCCCTCTGGTTGGACGGTACAAGGCTATCTGCCCGCCATTAGGCGTACTATCCAAATGGAAAATGCAACTCCCTATGATATTTTAAATCGAGCCAAATCAACCTTCAGCGTAGTTTATGAATGGCATACAAAATCTAAAATGCTCACGGTTATTAATCCAAATGTGACCGAGCCTTCCGGTGAATATCTCACTGATGAACTTAATTTACGCAAGATTGCTTTTAAGGGAAAGTCTACTGATCTAATCACACGGCTATATCCTTACGGCAAGGACGGACTTAGCATTGCTGCCGTAAATGGTGGCAAGGAGTATATCGACAATCATCAGTATACTGGTGACATTATTTGTGGAGTTTGGAAGGATGAGCGATACACGGATACTTTGAGTCTGAAAACTGATGCCGAAATTATGCTGAATCAGTTATCTGCGCCCGAACGTTCTTATGATTGTGATGTTATTGATCTTGCCAAGCTGGACAGTCGATACAGTGATTTTGCTTTTTCCATGTATAAGGTCGTGACGTTGATTGACAGGACACGTCATACAAGAATGAATCACAAAATACTAGAGTACAAAGAATACCCCGATGAACCGCAGAAAAATGTGCTGACACTAGCCAGCGTGGTTAAAGATATTAAAAAGCAGCTTGACAGTGCGTTGTCTGTTGTACAGGACGAAATTAAGCAGGAGTCCTACAGCCGAGAACAAGCTATCGCAAACCTTACCGATATTGTTATCAACGGTTCGGGACTTTACAGCACGGACGTTGTTCAGCCCAATGGGTCGGTAATACGATATGCCCACAATAAACAGTTGTTGTCTGAATCACAGATCATATGGAAATTTACGACTGAAGCATGGGCGGTTAGTACAGATGGAGGCAAGACTTATCCAACCGGATTTACCATGAACGGTGATATGGTGGCGAGAATGCTATCTGTTGTGGGACTGGATGCTCAAGTGGTGCGCACAGGCATACTGAAAGCCGTTAATGGCAAATCCGAAATCAATCTGGACACAGGTCTTGCGAAAATCTACGGTATATTGACGACAGCCAGTAGTAATGGAGTTTACACTGCAGATACTTCCGGTGGCGGCATATGGATAAAAAAAGACGGTCAAAATGTGGGGTGGCTAGCTGGAACAAATCATCCAACAGACGGATATATTACATGGCTGAAAACACAGAGAATCGATGCAACCTCTCTCGACGTTAGAAGTATATGGATTCCGAGGACAAACGGAACAACATATCCATTTGTTTTAACCGAGGACGAAGGGGCGGCTATTTGGAATACAAAATCAATAGTCGGCGTTGACAATGGAATTAATATATCAAAAATCCAGTCTTTTATTGGCACAGATATCGGGGCTGATTTAGCCAAGGTAAAATCTGTGTCAGGAGGCACGAACGGAATGGATTTCCACGCAATAAAAAATATCTATTTGAAATACGGCAATGGCGGCGGCGGTGAAGTCCAATGGAAACAAGTAAATTTAGCTGCTGGTGGCACAACATGGGCATTATGCCTAGTTAACTGAAGGAGGCTCATATGGTCTTAAAACAAATCAAACTACAAGCGTGGAGTGACAATAACGATGTCGCTCCTATTGTCATCAACCAAAACGACGTCATGTCACGCACGGTCGATATAACACTAGTAGACAACAATAGCCAGCCTGTCAATCTAACAGGCAAAACCGTGAGAGTACATTTTGCCAAACCCGACAAAACAATCGTCTATATTGATGCAGTTATTATTAATGCTACATCGGGCGCAATCAGCGTTACCCTCACCTCTCAATGCACAGCAGCTAACGGCATTGTGAGAGCGACTGTACAAGTAGTTGCTGATAACATTGACACCGAGGCAACTCTCTATTTTACAGGATTACAATTTAGAGTGCTTTGCAACAATGTTGAGAGTAGCATAGAGAGCAGCAATGAGTTTGCGGTACTACTGCAAAAGATAGGTGAGGTTACTCAATTAACCAGAGACCTAGCCGACGGCGCAGGAATCCCAGCCGTATCGGACAAAGCGCAGACTATCAATTGGACAACCGGCGCAAACCGCATCCAATCCGTCACGGCTTTTGGATACGAAAAGCAGCTAGGCACGGGAGAGCCGTCACCTGATAACGTGAGACCGATTGAGACTAACAGCGGCAAAATCACGGTAAACGGTGTGGTTACACAGCCTACCTTACAATCTTCACTGTGCGAGGGAGATACGCTTGAAACCAACGTGCTAGTCGGCGGTGTACCAAAAAGCAGAGAAAAACACGTGCGGAAAAAATTGGTGCTGAACGGGTCTGAAAACTGGGTGACAGCGGATACTTTTGATAGCCGCAGATGTGTATCGTTAAGTAATACTGGGATAAAACCCTTAGCTAGTGGGCAGGTCGCTAATATTGTATGTGACAAATACGCAGCTAAAAAACGTGATGATACCTATACTTGCGCGCAAGGGATATCCACGAATATATTTGGTCATTTGGTTATCTATGATGCTAATTATAACACAAATGACATTAATCTCTGGAAAGCCCATCTTGCCGCCAATCCGGTTACTCTGGTCTATGACCTAGCAGCCCCGACAGAATATTTAGGCGAGCCGATTGACATCTCCAACCCTGCTGGAGATATCTCCATCAGCGGCGAGGGTGATATACAGGTTAGCTTTGTGCCAGTTACACGTGCGGACGGGCTTAAAAAGCCTGTTAAAATTGCAGGAGTGGATTTTGACGGTACGCAGGATATTACTGTACAACAATTAATGACTAATATCCTCCCGGTGGGGTATATCACCGAGTTTTATACGACTGAAAACCCCGGTATATTTTGGGGTGGTACATGGGTCACATTTGGCGCAGGTCAGACCGTTGTTGGTGTTAATCCTAATGATACCGATTTTAATGCAGCTGGAAAAACAGGCGGCGAAAAAAACCACTTGCTAACGTCCACCGAAATGCCATCGCATAATCACAGTGTACCGAATTTTAACGACAGTGCCGCTGAAATAGCTGACAATTACGTAGTCAATCAAAACGGAAAAAAAGGTTATTACGGGAACATAAAGACAACGAGTGTCGGCAACAACTCACCGCACAACAACATGCCACCTTACATTACAGCCTATAGATGGCGTAAGACGGCTTAGGAGGGATAATTTGGACAGCAATATTATAGTAGCGGTTGTATCATGCTTGGGTACAGTGTTAGGCTCTGCGATTGGCGTAATAGCAGGAGCGAGACTAACTAACTATCGTATCGAGCAGTTAGAAAAAAAGGTAGATAAACACAATACGGTAATTGAACGCACTTTTAGGCTTGAGCAAAATCAAGCTGTAATGGCCGAACAGATGAAAGTGGCAAATCACCGAATTGGTGACTTAGAAAAGGAGAATTAACATGAATAAAAAATGGTTAAAAGCAGCAGGAATCAGAGCCGTAAAAACAGTAGCGCAGACAGCAGTAGCCACAATTGGCACCGCTATTGCTATGGGCGAGGTTAATTGGCCGCTAGTAGCAAGTGCATCAGCATTGGCAGGAGTATTGTCGGTGTTGACATCGGTAGCAGGACTGCCGGAAATTAAAGAAAGCGAGGAAAAATAATATGAGTAAAAAATTCGGTGTTGATATTTCTTATGCAAATGGGAATGTGGATTTCAATGCTTTGAAATCTGCAGGAGTGGAATTTGTCATTCTACGGTGTGGCTTTGGCAATGATATGGCGCATCAAGATGATGCCCAGTATTTCGCTAATTTAAAAAAGTGTGAAGAACACAGAATGCCATACGGTGTTTATTTGTATTCCTACGCTACAAATACGGACATGGCTAAAAGTGAAGCGGCTCACGCTTTGCGGCTTTTAAAGAACAGTAATCCTGTTTATGGTGTATGGTATGATGTTGAGGATAAAACCCAAGCCAATTCAGATTTGGTTTCTATCTGCGAAACATTCTGTGATACGGTCAAAGAGGCAGGGTACTATGTTGGTATTTACTCATTCTTGGCTTGGTTCAAAAATCAATTATCCAGCAATCGCTTGGACAAATATCCGAAATGGGTAGCCCAATGGAACAATACGCTAACTTACGGCAAAGACTGTGACATTTGGCAGTTTACAGATGCCTATCAAATCGGAGGCAAGGGCTTTGACGGCAACTATTCCTACAAGGAGTTTGCTACTAAAACACCTATTGCACCAACACCGTCCGCACCCGTGGTTACACCGCCAGCACCCGCACCACAACCAGCTAGCAATACTTACACCGTCCAATCGGGTGATACACTCAGCGGAATTGCTTCACGGTACGGCACAACGTATCAAAACCTTGCCAATCTCAACGGCATAGCAAATCCGAATCTTATTTATCCCGGTCAGGTTTTGAAAGTCTCAGGAAGTGTTGCTTCTGCACCCACCGCACAAACCTATGTGGTGAAATCAGGCGATACGCTCAGTGGCATTGCCAGCAAGTATGGTACAACCTATCAAGCCGTTGCCGCTAAAAATGGTATCAGCAATCCTAATTTGATTTATCCCGGTCAGGTGCTTAAAATTTAA